GCCATAGAAATGGCGAATAAAGTTCGTCACTTTTTAGAACAATGGCCTGAATGGATTAACGTAGGATTTTCACCTGATAAAAACTCTGAAAGTAGATTTAGATTAAATAATGGTTGTGAAGTTAAGGCGGTTGCAACATCTGCGGATGCGTTACGTGGTTATACTCCTACCATACTTGTATTTGATGAGGCGGCATATATTGAGGCCGGTGAGGATTTTTGGGCCGCATCAATGGCATCCCTATCTACGGGCGGTAAGATTATTCTAATTTCCACACCAAATGGTTATGATCCCATTTATTATGGTGTTTACGACCAAGCAATACGTAATATGAATGATTTTCATATTACAGATTTAAGATGGTTTAAAGACCCTCGTTATACCAAGGATTTACATTGGGTTAAGTGTCAAGACATTTGTCATTATATGTTAAACAGAGAACAATACAATGACGATGAAGTGGTTATGTACGATTTCGATATTGAAAAATATGAAGAGTATCACGAACAAGGTTATAAACCTTTTTCTTCTTGGTTTGAGTCTATGTCTAAGAAATTTAAATATGATAGACGTAAGATTGCTCAGGAATTGGAATGTGACTTCTTAGGTTCGGGTGATGGGGTAATTCCTGGAGACATTCAAGAAAACATCGCTAAGAATATGATACGTGTACCTAAAGAAAAATATATGCAGGGCACATTTTGGCATTGGAAAGAACCCGTTCAGGGGCATCGTTACATTATGGGTGTAGATGTTAGTAGAGGTGATAGTGAAGATTTCTCCTCAATTAATATTATCGACTTTGATGAAAGAGAACAGGTCTCAGAATACATCGGAAAAATACCTCCTGACGATTTGGCTGCGGTTGCTTACAAATGGGGTATTTTGTATGAGGCATATATTGTTATTGATATTACCGGAGGAATGGGTGTTGCAACATCAAGAAAATTACAGGAAATGAATTATAAAAACCTTTATATTGATGGTATCAACACTCAAAATATATGGGAATATAATAAAAAAGCCATGGATAAGATACCCGGTATAAATTTCAATAATAAAAGAACTCAAATAGTTGCCGCTTTTGAAGAACAACTAAGAAAGGGATTTTTAGTTAGGTCAAGTAGATTATTAAATGAACTTAATACGTTTGTTTATATAAATGGTAGACCCGACCACATGAAAGGTGCTCATGATGATGCAATTATGAGTATGTCAATGGCGTTATATGCAGCTGATATGTGTTTCAATCAATTACAAAAGAACGAAAACGCAAATAAAGCAATGTTGGAATCTTGGACGATGTCAGAAAGGTCGTATGAACCCAATAAATCGTTTTACTCTTACGGTACTGCATTTGATCAAATAGGTTCTATGGGTATTGACAATCAAAATTTATATCACCCGAATAATAATATGAATGTATCAAAGGACGCTTATAGAGAACATATGTGGTTATTTGGTAAGTCAAAATAAGATTCCATTTATCAATAATTTAGTTTATATTATAAAGAAAAGTATTTATATACATGGCAGAACAGAATCTTACCGTCTTTCAGAGATTAACAAAGGTGTTTGGTTATCCAAATCAAGCAAAACAAAAAAATGTTACACCACCTTCATTTAATTTCAATAAAGATGAAATATTAAAAACGGATAGTAGAGAAGAATATGAAAAGGCGATGTTGCAAGCTCAACAGAGTCAATACATTGCAGATAAATGGACTAAATTAGACCAATCACTTTACAATCAATCTGTTTATTACGAACCAAATAGGTTATCAGCATATTACGATTATGAATCTATGGAGTTTACTCCTGAGATATCTGCGGCGTTAGACATCTATGCTGAAGAATCAACAACTATGTCTGAAAAAGGACAGATATTAACAATATTTTCAGATTCAGACAGAGTTAAAAATATATTAGATGATTTATTCAATAACAAATTAGATGTTAATACTAACTTACAAATGTGGACTAGAGGTCTTTGTAAGTATGGTGATGATTTTGTTTATTTAAAAATAGACCCTGAGAAGGGGGTTGTTGGTTGTCAACAGTTACCAAATATTGAAATTGAAAGAATTGAAGGTGCAGCATCTAAAACACCAAACTCATATACTGATATTAAAGTTCCAACAAGAGAGTTAAGATTTACTTGGAAGAATAAAGATTTAGAATTTCAAGCATGGGAAATTGCACACTTTAGATTATTAGGTGATGATAGAAAACTTCCTTATGGAACTTCTATGTTAGATAAGATTAGAAGAATTTGGAAACAATTACTTCTTGCTGAAGATGCAATGTTAATTTACAGAACATCTAGAGCACCTGAAAGACGTGTATTCAAAGTATTCGTTGGTAACATGGACGACAAGGACATTGAACCTTATGTACAACGTGTTGCTAACAAATTTAAAAGAGATCAAGTTTCGGACCCACGTAACGGTAACGTAGACATGAGATATAATCAAATGGCGGTAGACCAAGATTATTTTATTCCTGTTCGTGATCCAGCACAAAGTAATCCAATTGAAACATTACCGGGAGCACAAAACTTAGGTGAAATTGCAGATATTGAATATATTCAAAAGAAGTTATTAGCGGCATTACGTATTCCAAAGGCATTCTTAGGATTTGAAGAAGTTGTTGGTGAAGGTAAGAGTTTAGCCTTAATGGATATTCGTTTTGCAAGAACGATTAATAGAATTCAAAAATCTATTATTCAAGAATTAAATAAAATTGCATTAGTACATTTATATCTTTTAGGTTTAGAAGATGAGTTAGATAATTTTTCATTATCATTAACCAATCCTTCGGCACAATCTGATTTGTTAAAGATAGAACAGTGGAAAGAAAAGATTACACTTTATAAAGACGCAACATCTGACCAATCACAAGTCGGTATTTTACCAGTATCTCACACGTGGGCTAAAAAGAATATTCTTGGTATGAGTGACTCAGAGGTTATTTTAGATTTACAACAACAAAGACTTGAAAGGGCAATGGGATTTGAATTAACAAATACACAAAACATAATTAAACGTTCTGGTGTATTTGACGACGTGGATTCCAAGTATGGTATTTCTGAAGAAGAAAGACAAAAATTAGAAGCCACAGGTGCAATGGGTGATACTTCTGCAGGTGCCGGTGCAATGGATATGGGTGGAGCACCCGCAAGTCCTCCATCAGGGGGTGAGGGAGAGGCACCATTGAGTGAGTCTTTTACTAAATCTAAAAAATCAAAAATATTAAGTATGTTGGGAGAAGAAAAAGAAGGAAAAAATGTTTTATTCGATATGGAAAGGGCTCAACAGAATATTTATGAAATAGAAAATAAATTGAACGATATTATAAACGATTAAAAATGAACAAATTCGGGGTCATAAAAACCAAAATGTTGACAAAATTAACTGAATCTTACGCTAAAGAGAATAAGAAAGAAGTTAAAGATATATTAAACACAATCAAAGAAAACAAAGCATTTAAAGAAATGTATTTGTTTTATGAAGAAATTGAGAATAAATATTTTGAAGATAAAGAAATTGCAAAATTATATGTTGAGGGATTAAATACATATTTTGGTCAACCAATGGGTAATTGGAATGATTTAAATGTATTTTGTGAATCTATACATAATAAATTAGGCGATATTGAAATCGAAACTAATGAGTTATATGAATCATTAGATGTATTATCTGAAAAAGATACATTATCAAACATTGAGAACAAAGTAATTGCAAAAAAGAAATTAGTAGAACATTTAACAACTAAAAAGGATATACAAGAATCTAAAGGTTCGACATTAGTTCCAAATGAATCATTATTACAAGCTGTTTTAGCAAACAATTTTAATGTATTATATTCTAACACATTATCAGAATCGGAAAAAGAAGAGTTAAAAACTATCTTATCAATTCCTCAAGAGGAACTATCTACAAAAACAACAGAATTAAAAGAATCAATTATTAATCAGGTATCTACACTTTTAAATGAATCAAACGATACTGATTTAACCACTAAATTAAATAAAGTAAAAGATGAAGTTACTCAAATGACAACATCTAAGTACAATTACTACAGATTAACAGAATTAAAAAACGGTCTTAATTAAGACCGTTTTTTATTTGTTGAACATATACAGCTTTTAAAACTTCTTTTCTTCTAGTAACTGAAGGTTTTTCAAATTGTTGTCTTTCCCTCAATTTTTGAATTTGCTTAGTTTTTTGAACCTTTTGTTTATAGGTCCTAAGTGCACTTTCAATACTTTTTTCTTTTGTTAAATCGATAATAATCATAATATAATAAGTATACTACAAATATATAAAATTATTTTTGGTTTTGTAAGTTTTTTTTCTTATTTTTTAGATAACACCATAAAATAATATTTAATAATGAGAAATTAATGAAAACAGGTAAGT